GCTTTCAGGGCTTCCAGATTATCGCCCCGGATGATCATATTTTCGCTGCCGTTATCTTCGTTGTGCTGTCCGTTTTCATCAAAGCTGTACTTGCGCTCCAACACCCGAAACGGCACGTCCTGATGGTGATTGATCACCTTGCTCTTTCCAATCCATTCAAGTGTTGGCATGGGTATCCTCCTGCTTTGCGGCCTGTTTTAGCATAGCATCTCCGAGAGGAGCAGTTTTGCCAGCCATATTCGTCATGAACTCAGCCATCGCCAACTGGCCCTGCTCAAATTTGGCAGTTTTCTCCATGCGCTGAACGAGTCCGTCTGGGAGATAGGGGTTTTGTATTGTTTCCCAAGTAATCTTCTTCTCACAGCCCAAAGCCTCAGCCATAGCTTCGAGTAGCTTACACTGCGCTGTGGTTATCTCCTGTGCAGAGTAATTCGGTTTGTATTTAGAAAATAAATCTGCCCAGCATTTACGAACTGATTCATCATCCACGAAAATAATGTCAATCGTGTTTAGCGCATTTACGGTATCTTGATGTGCCCAGCCGGTCGCCCGGTGGGTCATTAGACATTGAAATATCGCCATCTTGTCTTTGCGTTTCTGATTGCGGTCTTGTAGCTTTTGACCGACAAATACAGCGGCAATAGGAACTGTGATAATCGCAGCAACATTGATAATAGCCATAATGATTTCAAAAGTTGACATTATGTAATCCTCCGTACATGTAAATTCTTACATTGGACAAAGACCTATCCTGTGTCGGAAGGACTAAATCTTTGTCCAACGCTGTCATCGTTTGTCGAATCGACAATTTAGGTAGATTCGTGACAAGGGGTCAGTGCGCCCATTCGCACCCGCGGGGTGGAATAGACCCCATTATTTCAAGTTAGAGTCGCTGATATAATCTGCGGCTTATTTTTCATTTTCGGCAGACTTATTGGTATATTTCCCGTTCTTGATTCTCGCGTCCGCCGGCTTCTCTGCGTCCTCTGGAATCCCCCAGACCGAGCCAATGCGGATAGCACCGGGGACACGCCCCTCGCCGCACAAAATCTGAATACGGCGGGTGGAGATACCCCAGCATTCGGCGGTTTGCGTGATAGATAAATACTTCATGGGCGGTACTCCTGTTGCAGTTCGCTCCTGCGTCTGCTTATAAAATCACAGTATAATTATAATCGTCAAAGCGAATAAAAGCAAGGGCTTTCCCGAAAAGTTCAGGAAGTATTTTCAAATTCGACATGAAAGGGGTGTGGGGATTCCCCAACAACAAAATGGGCGTATCGGCTGCAAAGCTGAACCGCTCATTTTTCCGGTGTGTACGGACACCGGATGTGCTTGCTACTCTCTCAAATCTCATATCCGCAGATACAACGCGCCCTCGCTTTCGCAAAAGCAGGGGCGCATATTTTTTGAAATTTTTCCGTTTTGATACCTGCGTTTTGACTAAAAATTGTCCGTTGTAAAGTGAGGGACAACCAAGCGGTAATTCCCTCGTTCTCAAAATTTTCTTTTCGCCACTACCAAGTTTTTGAGAAAAAATGTCCGTTGTATTGTGAAAGGAGTGTTTCAATATGCCAGACCGCACACGACCCATCCGCAAGGAAATCTGCCTGAATGAGCAGGAATTGAGCGTAGTTCGCCACAAGATGAATCAACTCGGCACCCGCAACTTCGGCGCGTATGCCCGGAAAATGCTGATTGACGGGTACATCATCAAGGTCGATTACACCGAGCAGAAAAAGTTAGCTGCCGCTGTCAGCAGGATTGCCACCAACATCAACCACGTCTGCCGCCGCATCAACAGCACCGGGCATTTCTACGATGCCGACGTTGCCGAGCTGAAAGCGCAGCAGGCCGAGATCTGGGAGCTGCTGAAAGTGCGGCAGAAAGATGAACTTTGACCACAACGGGATTTTCCATGTGTGGGTTTTCCGTCACCGGTTTTTCAGACGGTGGACAAGTTGACGCTCCGGAGCGTACCACAACCGGATTTTTGGAGCATGGATTTCCAAACTGTCACAGGGGATGAAATTCATACCCAAATCAATAAGAAATAAATCAACGCTCAATATAGTCATCCATCAACCCTATCAATACTGGTTTTGATGGATGGGATAGGAGGATTATGTCACAGAAGTTTTTGAAGTTTACAAGCGAGAGCTTGTCGGCATCCTACATACCGTTTCCACGGTTTTTGATGGAGGATAGTCTTGCCGGGCTGTCCAACGATGCAAAAGTGCTGTATGCCCTGATGCTGGATCGGGCGAGCATTTCAAAAGTCAACGGTTTTCTTGAAACTGACGGCACCATCCGAATTTACTTCACCGTGGAACAGGCGCAGAAGAAGCTGCACCGCAGCCGACAATGTGCGACGCGGATATTTCATGAGCTTGAGTTCAGCGGTTTGATCTGCCGAAAGAAACAGGGGCTTGGAAAACCCGCATTGATTACGCTGAATTATCCCTCTAATGCGAAGCTGATTCAGCCGAAGAAAGGCAGCTCAATATTGTCCGGATAAAGGTCGAAAACGTGGCATTTTTCGCCCCACAATCGGCGCGAAAACACAGGGGAATATCTTTTCCTTACAGCAACGCCAAAACGGGCTTATACGCGCTACAGAAGCGATAAAGGAGGTACCATGTGAACGCAGAAAAAACGAATATCCCAAACAGCGTGGATGCAGCCGAAATTCCGGAATACGTCTTTGAATCGCTGGCACGGAGTTTGCTTCCGGTAATTCAGAAGTACTACGAAAGCGAAGGTGACAAAAAGGCATTTGCCGAATGGAAAGCAAAGAAGGAGATTTCAGACAGTGCATCTACATAAAGAAGCCGGGAGGATTGCCATGATCGGCAGTCCTCCCGGCTTTTTCATTACCAGTCTTCAATTTCTTCCATTAAAACAATAAATCCGAACCCATGACCAATCGGCACAAGGTTCGGATTATCTTGCATTGGTGGAGCATGAGGCGTAGCATCCGAACACCTCACCCGCCTCAGCGGCTTGAAGCATCTTCAGTGTGACAACGCTTTTGTTTCCGCTGAAATTGAACGTCAGCTTCACGCAGTCGTCGAACACAAACACCGAATTCACAAAGGTCTGAATCAGCCGCCTTTGTACCTCCCTGTCGGTGCGGTCCGCGTTGCGCAAGTCATACAGGTAGAAGGCTATGTGTTCCCGCTGTAGGTGGAAGCCCCTTGCAAGCTCCCGGTCAGCTATGGCTGCCTTCAGCTCTGCCTTCTGTGTCGTCAGCTCATCCATGCGGGACTTCGTTTCATCGGTCAGAATACCGGCCTCTATGGCCCGGATTAGGTTTTTGATTGCAAGGTCCGTCTGTTCAAGCTGCCGCGTGAGGTTGCGCAGCTCTTCTTGACTGTTATCCTGTGCAAGATAATATTGCCACGTGTTTTCTATGATGAAGTCCAGCAGCTCCGTGTCGGCCAGCAGGTCACACGTGGCCTTGATTACAAGATCCTCAACGTCGGCCTGCCGGACGGCCTTTTTGTCGCAGGTCTTGAAGCGCTTTTTGTGGGAACAGATGTAGTAGTTATGCCGTGCGCCGGTTTTGCTTGTGCCGCTCTCCCCGAACATAGGAGCGCCGCACTTCCCGCAGAAGGCCTTGTCGGCAAGCAGGTAGTCCGCTCTTGCCCACGTTTTGGCAGGAGCGCGTTTATTGACCTTCAGCATTTCCTGCGCCTTGTAGAAAAGCTCATCGTCAATCAGACGCGGGACGCCGCCTTCAATGTGCTTCCCGTGATTGTTGTAGATCCCGATATACTTTTCATTCTTCAGGATCGTGTGAAGGCTGTTGTGGGTGAATTTACCGCCGCGCAGTGTCCGAAGGCCCAGTTCATTGAGCTTTGCCACAATCTCCGTGACGGTGGCCCCGTCAGCGTACATTTTGAAGATCAGCCGGACGGTGGGTGCGGTATCTTCGTCAATCTCAAATTTCTTGTCAGGCCCCGTCTTGTAGCCCAGCGGGCGGTTGCCGCCAGTGACTTGGCACTTCTCCGCGCTCTCCGCAATGCCGCGCCGGATATTCTGTGAGAGCTGCAAGCTGTAGTATTCAGCGAAGCCCTCAAGCACGCTTTCAAGAATGACGCCTTCGGGTGTATTGGGTATCGTTTCTGCAACGTACTCCACCCGGACGCCGTTCTTCCGGCATTTCATCTTGTTTATGGCTATCTCTTCACGGTTGCGCCCGAAGCGGTCAACCTTCCAGAGTATAATCACGTTGAATTGCTTTTTCGCTGTGTCCTTCAGCATACGCTGAAATTCCTCACGGTTATCTGTCCGGCCTGACTTCGCCCGGTCCACGTACTCATGCACGATGGTATAGCCGTGGGCGGCTGCATACTTCTGAGCTTCGGCAAGCTGCCCCTCAATGGACTGCTCACCCTGACTGTGGCTTGAGTACCGGGCATATACGGCGGCCAGATCGCCTTCCTTGCCCTTCTGAGGCACGTTCCACTTAATATCTACTGACATACCCCTGTCACCCGTTCACCCCTTCTGCGCCCAGAGAATAGGCCTTGTCGGTCCATTCATAAATGCTGGTCTGCTTTTCTGCTGCGAGGCCGTAGAGCTTCAGGCGGTCCATGATTTGGGACGCGGCGGAGAAGCTACACACGCAGGACCTTTGCACTTCCGCTGCGCTCAGCTTAGTCATACCGGCAAGCGTCTGAGCGTATTGACCACATACGCGCCCAGATCCAGCGGCAGATACGGCTTCAGCGCGGCAGCGCTGACAGTGTGTGCCGGAGCGGGTGCAGCTTCCACCTTTTGCGCGGCTCTGATTGGGGCCGCGCTTTTTTGCTTTACGGGCTTGTTCTTTTTCACTCTCATACCTGTTACTCCCGGAAGTAGTACGACGCCGTTTTCTGCGGCCAGCTTTTCAGCGGCTGCGGTGAAGGTGTTATTCGTCACGACCATAGCGGCGTTGCACCCGTAGTGGGCCTTCGCTGCGGTGACTTCTTGGACGGCGGCTACACCGACGGGCGAGGAATAATACTTGCACTGGACGGCGTACTTCTTCGTACCCTTCTTCGCTATTACATCGGCCCCGTAGTCCCCGGAGGCCTGCGTAACGCTGACGCCGTGGTATCCGCGCCGCCGGAGGTATTCAGCTACCCGGTATTCATAGTCATGCCCGTCAACGGGCGGTTTACTTGAGCGGGCCAGCGTGAAGGGCAGCTTCACCAGCTCCCATAGAAACGTAAACAGCCCTGCGAGAATTGCCCATGCAAGCCGGAACACCAGCATGAAGGGCAGCGCTATCAATTTGAGTGCCTTCTTCACGGCCTCACCTCCTAAACCGAATACAGATCGCCGTACTTATACAGGCTCACGGCCTTGCGCATCAGATCTTCTGTGACATTGAAAAACTCCGCAAGCTCCCACAGCTCAGTGTATCCCTTCTCTACGGCGTGTTCAAGCTCATCCTCTGTGATGAGCTTTTTTATTGCCCACCGGTCAGCGCGGTTTTCGTGGCGCTGCCGACTGTCACAGGGAGAATAGACGTTGTAGAAAGATCCTGTCATGCAATGGCCCAGCTCATGGGCAAGTTTGGTCTTTTCGTCTGCGCTGGAAGTTACCTTGTGAGGATCAATAGCAACATAACACTGCCCGTCTGTATCCATCGTTGACAGAGCTTCCCTTTTGTTGAGGGAGAACGCAGCGACGGTGACGCCTTCCTGATCGGCATAGTTATACAGCTCATTGATTGTTGTCATTGATCCTTCTTTCTCTCCTTTATGAAGGCCGCGAAGCGTCTAACGTCCTCTACGTCCTTTTCGTCAATATCCTCTGTGTCGCCCCACAGGGCAAATATTAGCTCCGCGTCCTTTGCGGAGAAACGGCCCAGCTTCCCGCTACGGCGGGCGGCCTCCCGCTGCGCGTCGCGTTCTGCGGCAAGCATCATGGCACGGGCCTTCTTTATATCGCCGTTGGCGGCCTCAACGTAGGCAAGCGGGATCTCTGCCAGAGCGTCACCGTCCGTGTCGTAGTCTATCGGATCGTCGGTGCGGCCCAGCAGATAGTCCACGGAAACGCCGAAGAAGTCAGCGATTTTGGCGGCGGTGTATGAATCCGGCTTTGCGTCCATACCGGCCTGATATTGCTTCTTCCAGTAGGAAACGCTGCCCTTGCTGAAGCCTATCTCTTGACTTGCCTTTGTGCGTGTTATGCCCTTTTCTTCGCAGAGCTTTTTGAATCTCTCATAGAACATGGTGAGCCTCCAAAAAATAAATTCAAATATTTGCTCCAAACCCCTTGACAAGTTCAAATGATTGCTCTATAATAACCCACGTAAGAGCAAATATTTGAACAGGGTGCAAGAAGCTTGACCCTCCGAAGATCGGAGCGTCGGCGTGTGTGGTATTGGGTAGCATCAATATCATAGCACATAAGTACAAATATTTCAACTCTTTCCGGAAAAATATTTGAACGGAGGTGAAACGTTTTGATTTTGGACTGGACCGCTGAAGTGGCCGGACGTATGCACGCGGCAAGAGTGACCGGGCTTGAGCTTGCGAAAGAAGCGGGCGTTTCCAATTCGTATCTGTCCGCAGTCCTACACAAGAAGAAGGGCAATGAGCAGACCCGGCAGCGCATCATCTGCGCGTTGGAACGCCTTGAGCAGCGGCAGGCAGACGCAAACGTAGTAAACCAGTGAAGGAGGTAAGCATCTATGGCCCACCTTATTGAGTGTGAGCAGATCCCGAAAATTCAACTTGATATTCTGAGCCGTACACTGCTTGCAGCTATGGAGCGCTTCTATTCTGACCCGGACAATCAGCGCCGGTACGAAGAATGGCTGCGCGGAGAGGAAGGGCAAGCCTACGTCAAGCGCACGGCGCAGACGGCAGCGCAGCCCGTGTAACTACGTGTCTGTGTGGTCTTGGACGTACTCAAGGCAACGTATTTCCTAATTTGAACAATGAACATCATGTGATTAAGGAGGCAATTTTATGTACGAAATCAAAGTTACGGTAGAAGTACCAGGCTTGCCTGAAGCGCTGACAGCGCTTGCGAGCGCCCTGAGCAAAGGACAGCCCGCAGCATTTTTCCCGCAGGACGCCGCCTCTACGGCAAACGCGGACAAGCCCGCTGAAGCCGCCCAGAAGGCGCAGGAAAACCCTACGGCCCCGGCAGTGACCTCTTCGACCTCTGCGAACGCAGAAGCTGTGTCGGCTGCCCAGACTGGCCCTGCGACGGCAGCATCATCCCCTTCTAAGGCCTACAGCCTTGACGATCTCAGCCGCGCGGGTGCGGCGCTGATAGATCAGGGCAAAATGCCGCAGCTTCTTGAACTGCTCAAGAAGTACGGTGTGCAGGCCGTTACTCAGCTCGACCCCGGCACTTATCCCGCCTTCGTGGAGGAAATGAAGGCTCTGGGCGCTAAGCTGTAAGGAGGTATCCGGTATGCCTACTCCGAATATACACGCTCTTCTGAGTGCGTCCAGCGCCCACCGCTGGCTTGCCTGTACGGCGGCCCCGCATTTTGAAGAGAATTTCCCGGACGGCACCAGCACCTATGCTGAAGAAGGCACACTTGCCCACGCCATCTGTGAGCTGTACGCCCGCAAGAAATTCACGATTATGACTACCCGGAAATTCAACGCTGAGCTGAAGAAGCTGCAAGCGCAGCCTCTGTATCAGGAAGAAATGCTCAGGACGGCTGAGGCCTACGTTGAATACCTGACGGAAAAGGCCATGAGCTACACGGCGACGCCGCACGTGGCAATGGAAGTCAGGGTGGACCTGACGGACTACATACCTGACGGCTTCGGGACCTGTGACTGCATCATGGTAGGCGGTGACACGCTGCATATCACGGACTACAAGCACGGCAAGGGCGTTCCCGTTTCTGCCGTGGAGAATCCGCAAATGCGGCTGTACGCGCTGGGCGCTCTGAGGCTCTACAGCGCCGTGTACGGCGACCAAATCAAGAAGGTGTCTATGGGTATCTGTCAGCCCCGGCTGTCTGAGGACGCAAGCGAGGACGCCTTGACGGTGGAAGAACTGCTGGCATGGGGTGAGCGAATCAAGCCCATTGCCAAAGAGGCCTATGACGGCCCCGGTACCTTCTGCCCCGGCGACCACTGCCGCTTCTGCAAAGGTAAAGCACAGTGCCGCGCACGGGCCGCCCACTTTGCGGGCTTCTCCGATTACACCGGCATTGAGATTGCGGGCCGTCTGGATGAAGATACGCGCACTGACCGTATCGCAGACGGTACCCCGATCCTCTCAAACGCTGACGTTGCGGACCTGCTTGTGAAGGCTGAAGGGCTGGCCGCGTGGTACAAGGACCTTCAGGACTACGCCGCCTCTGCGCTGCTTGCGGGTGATGAAATCCCCGGCTTCAAGCTGGTGGAGGGCCGCAGCAATCGCACCTTCACCGACGTTGACGAAGCTATTCAGGCCTTGCTGAACGCCGGGTATGAAGAGGCCATGATCTATGACCGCAAGCCCAAAACGCTGACGGAGCTTGAAAAAATGCTGGGCAAGAAGGCCTTCGCTGAACTTCTTTCCGGCTATGTGACGAAGCCGAAGGGCAAACCTACACTTGCACCGGCTTCCGACAAGCGCGAGGCGTATAACCCCGGCGCGGCAGAATTTGAGGGCGTCAGCAATGGCTGAAACTGTCTATCTGAATGACGGCAGAATGGAAGTCATACTCACCGACAAGGACGTTTTTCTGGAACGTCTGCTTCGTGAAAAGCTCGGTGACGACGCCGCCCGGTGCTTCACTGATTATATCTCAGAGCTGAAGGATGATCTGAGGTATCAGGAGGAAAGCACAGCGGAGCAAGAACGCAGCGTAGACGGCTATTCTGCCCTCTGCCATGAGGCCGTTGATAATTTCAGCGAAGTCCTCAAGCTGTTGGACGCGCCGCGCCTTGACCGCAAGGCGCTGAAACGGGCCGCACAAATCGGCTACGACGCGCTTTATAAAAACCTATAACTAATTAAATCATGTGACAAAGGAGATTATGAATTATGTATCAGAATGACCCTAAGAGAGTGCTGACCCCTGAGTGCCGCCTGTCCTACGCAAACCTTGTGACGCCGAAGGCACCGGCCAACAACCCCAACGCCGAGCCGAAGTACAGCGTGACCCTGCTGATCCCGAAGGGTAGCGGCATCAAGACTGAGCTGGACGCGGCTATGGAGGCCGCCGCTCAGGAGGCCGTCAACGCGAAGTGGAACGGTATTCGTCCGCAGCGCCTTGAATCCGTCGTGCATGACGGTGACGGTGTGCGCCCCTCCGGTGAACCCTTCGGCCCTGAGTGCAAGGGCTGCTGGGTAGTCACCGCGTCCAGCAAGAACAAGCCCTACGTCTGCGGCATCGACAATACGCAGTGTGAGCTTGCCCCCACGGACATTTACAGCGGTATGTATGCCCGCGTGAGCATCAATTTCTACGGCTACTTCGCCGCTGGCCGTCGTGGCGTCGGCTGCGGCCTGCGCGGTGTGATGAAAACCCGCGACGGTGAGCCGCTGAGCGGTGCCGTTGTGACCGCCTCTGAGTTTGCCGGTGTCGGCAATCAGCCTGCGGCCATGCCCACCATCAACCCCCTGACCGGTCAGCCCATGTAAGACCCGCGGTGTCCGGGAGGGCGGCTACACAATGGCTACCCTCCCGAAGAGTAAAGGAGGCAAACTATGAAGGCTATAGAAACGGTATACAAAGGCATCCGGTTTCGTAGTCGTTTAGAAGCACGGTGGGCTGTGTTCTTTGATGCTGTTGGAGTGAAGTATCAATATGAACCGGAGGGCTATGTTCTGTCTGATGGCACCCGTTATCTTCCTGACTTTTATTTGCCTGATATAAAGATGTGGGTAGAAGTGAAGGGTGTTATGAGTAATGCCGACCAACGCAAGATTGATCTTTTTCGCGAAGCTATTTTTGAGGAAAGTAAGTTGATAGTTGTCTGTGATATACCACCTGAAACTGATGATCTACTTAACTGGGTATATCAGGAATACCCCGCATGGGAGTGTTTTTCTGTTGGTTTTGATTTTCCGTATCTTCCTTGCATCTGCCCCGCCTGTGGGCGGTTTGGCTGGGAGTTTGAAGGTAGGGGCGCAAGAGTGTGTCAGCACGATGGTTATGACAAAGGCTACACCTTTGACGCGCCTATTATAACAGCGGCCTATAGAAAAGCGCGGCAAGCTCGTTTTGAACACGGGGAGGTACCAAAATGACACACCACCTGTCCATTGACCTTGAAACCTACTCAAGCGTCAATCTGAAGAAGGCGGGTGCGCAGGCTTATATCCGTAGCCCGGACTTTGAAATTCTGCTCTTCGCCTACAGCCTTGACGGTGGCCCGGTACAGGTAATCGACATGGCGCAGGGTGAGGCGATCCCTACGGATATTCTGGCCGCGCTGACCGCTCCCGAATATCTAAAACACGCCTACAATGCGGCCTTTGAATGGGGCTGCCTGAGCCGTTACATGGGGCAAGAGCTGCCGCCCTCTCAGTGGCGTGACACAATGCTTCACGGCCTCTACTGTGGCTATACGGCGGGCTTGGAGGCCACAGGGCGGGCGCTGGGCATCCCGGAGGACAAGCAGAAGCTGAACACCGGCAAGGCCCTGATCCGTTATTTCTGCGTCCCCTGCAAGCCCACAAAGGCCAACGGTGGCCGGACGCGCAATTATCCGCATCACGATCCTGACAAGTGGAGGCTCTTCAAAGAGTACAACGCGCAGGACGTGGAAGCGGAAATGGAAATTGCCCGTTTTCTGTCCACCTTCCCGGTCCCCGCTGAGGTACAGAAGCAGTGGGAAACCGACCTCATTATCAATGCCCGTGGCGTTGCCGTTGACATGGACTTCGTTCACGGCGCTCTGGAAATGGGCGACACGGTACGCACGGAGCTGACGGACGAAGCCGTGAAGATTTCCGGCCTGTACAACCCGAACAGTGTACGGCAGCTCTCTCAGTGGCTGTCCGATGAAACCGGCGAGGACGTGAGCAACCTTCGCAAAGAAACGGTTGCGGAAATGCTGGGCCGTGACGACAACAGCGCGGAGGTCAACCGTATGCTTGAGATCCGGCAGGAGCTGGGCAAGACCTCCACGAAGAAGTATGACGCGATTGAAGAAGCCGTCTGTGCTGACGGACGGGTACGCGGGCTGCTGCAATTCTACGGTGCCAACCGCACGGGCCGCTGGGCCGGACGGCTGGTGCAGGTGCAGAATCTGCCTCGGACTTACACAGAGCCGCTTGAGCTGGCCCGTGAGCTGGTGAAGGGCCGGAAGCTGGACGCGCTGCGCGTGATCTACGGCTCCCCGAATGATACCCTGTCACAGCTTATCCGTACCGCCTTTGTGGCGGCTCCCGGTAACGTCCTGATTGACGCCGACTTCAGCGCGATTGAGGCCCGCGTTATTTCTTGGCTGGCCGGTGAGGAATGGAGGCTTGAGGTTTTCCGCACACACGGCAAGATCTATGAGGCCTCTGCATCTCAGATGTTCGGTGTACCGCTGGAACGTATCAAGAAGGGCAACCCGGAATATGCGCTTCGGCAGCGCGGCAAGGTGGCTGAGCTTGCGCTTGGCTATCAGGGCGGCGTCGGTGCTATGCGCAACATGGACGTAGGCAACCTGCTTGCGGACCTCTCCGACGACGAAGTGCAGGAGATCGTAAACCGCTGGCGCTCCACAAATCCGAAGATCAGGAATATGTGGTATGACTTTGACAGCGCGGCGGCTGAGGTGATCGTAAACGGCGGCACGGTCCGTGTTCGTGACTGTGTGCTGGCCCGTGAATATGACTGCCTGCGCGGTACCACCTGTATGACTATCACGCTGCCGTCTGGCCGGAAGCTCTACTACATAGATCCGGCTGTCGGTGAAAACCGCTGGGGCGGTAGCTCCCTGTCCTATATGGGCATGGATCAGACAACAAAGAAGTGGAAGCGCATTGAAACCTACGGCGGCAAGCTGGTAGAGAATTGCGTTCAGGCCATTGCCCGTGACTGTTTGGCACAGGCAATTGAATACCTTGAGGCGGCAGGGCTGCCGGTGGTTTTCCACGTTCACGACGAAGTAGTGATTGACGTTGCTCCCTTCGGCACGGACGCGGAAATGCTGGACAAGGTGGTAGGTATTATGACAAGGCCTATTCCGTGGGCGCAGGGCCTGCCGCTGGGCGCTGACGGCTGGGTAGGACAATTCTTCAAGAAAGATTAAGGAGGCAATCTTTTATGGAAATCATCAAGAAAACTATCAAGCAGTCCTCTTGGGCTGAGCTGAAGGCGGCGGCTGAGGCCGGTACGCTGGATACCCTCATTCAGAGCAGTGACTTGATCCCGTTCAACCTCAAGACCGGTGAGGAAGTGACTGTCAGAGCTACACACGACGGCAACGGCAAGATGTTCTTCGTGCTGGAAGATTGCATGGAGGACAAACACGCTGTGAACAAAGAGCGCACCAACAAGGGCGGCTGGGACGCCTGCGGCATGAGGAAGTACCTCAACAAGACCGTGCTTGCTCTGCTGCCGGGCGACCTTCAGGCCGTCATTGCTCCTACCACTATCGTTCAGATCGTGGACGGTGAGCGCGTGGAAAGCGCGGACAAGCTCTTCCTGCTGTCCAAAACTCAAGTGTTCGGCAAGGGTGACTGGTCCGACAATGAGCCGGAGGACACGCAGCTTGACTGCTTCCGTCGTGAGAAAGACCGCGTGAAAGAGTGTGCTGAGAATGGGACTTGGTGGTGGTGGCTGCGGTCGCCTGAGGCGTCCGGCTTGTCGTCTTTCGCCGGTGTGAGCAGCGGCGGTTACAGCGGCTACGACGCCGTGTCCAACTCCTACGGGGTGGTGTTCGGCTTCTCTTTAATCTGATCCCTCTTGAGATCCAGCCCCCGCGTGGGGCTTCACAAAGCCCATCAGGGCAAAAAGTATGGAGGTACACCTATGAACCTTAGAAAAATCCTGAGAATGGCGCTGCTGGCTGCGGCTATCGTGTTTATCGTCGGCGCGGTTGTCGGCACCCTCGCTACGCCGATTGTCCTGTCCCTGCATTATTCGTGGTACTGGCTTTTCCTCTATGCCGGATACCTGCTGCTGACCCTCTACGTGGTCCTGTACTGTATCCGCTACTGGCACGACGATGAAGGAGGCACCCATAAATGAAAATCATCAAGCCCCGCGTGGAATTTATCACGCCTATCAATATCAACGGTGACGTTATCCTGAAGCGCATCGAGCAGTGTGGGCGCGTCTGCTATAAGTCGGAGGGTCAAATAACGGAGGGCAGCGCGCCGCGTTTCGTTGAGACCCTCATCAAGCGTGGTCATGAAGCCGTGCTGGAACACTGCTCTTTTACAGTAAAATTTGTGTGCGATCGCGGTGTATCACACGAGATTGTCCGTCACCGCATGGCGTCCTACTGCCAAGAGAGTACCCGATACTGCAATTATGGCAAGGGCGACTTCAATGGCGAGATTATAGTCATAGAGCCGAGTTACCTTATCAAGGGTACGGCTGCCTATGACGCATGGAAGGCCGCCTGTGAGGCCACTGAGCAGGCCTACTTCGACCTTCTGAATTGGGGCCTGTCCCCGCAGGAAGCCCGCGCTGTGCTGCCGAACAGCCTGAAAACCGAAGTGGTTATGACGGCCAACATCAGAGAATGGCGGCACGTCCTGAAGCTGCGCTGCTCTAAGGCGGCCCACCCGCAGATGCAGGAGGTGGCTACACAGCTTCTGAAGGAGCTGCAAGAGAAGATCCCGGTCCTCTTTGACGACATTGATCCGGAGGGCTGAGGCATGGCTATTGAGCGCTTCGCTGACGCATACACACCCACCTGTGATATGTGCAGCGCTGAGCTGCCGGAAGAGTTCTCTTTTGAGGACGCGGTAGACAGCAAGAAGCAGAACGGCTGGCGCTCCGTCCGGGATACCGGCGGTGACTGGTGGGACCTCTGCCCGGATTGCTACGCGAAACACGCAAACCGGCTTAGAGGCATCGGCCCTTCTGAGTTTGGAGGTATCACATGATCCTTGCTACAAGAATCGTTCTGCTGGTAGTCAGCACGCTCTTCTTCCTTGCGACCATGAGCGCAAGCACGGAGCGGCGCGGCTATCTGGATCTGACCGGCGCAGTAGCGGCAGCAATCCTGTTGCTACTGTCCTACCGGATCTGAAAAAGAGGTGTCTAACATGGATAAAAACGCTGAGAAAATCACAATCACCTACGACGACGGCTCTACAAAGGAGTTGAAAAAGGGGCTGGTCTTTCACATTGAGGGCGACCCTTCCGCTGAGAGTATAACCGTCACGGCAGATATGGTGGCAATGTCAGGCAAGGACCTGTTCACCGTCGTAGAGGCCGCCGTTGAGCTGGGTGTAAAGCTCGGTATGTTCGGAGATACGGAGGCTGCTGACGATGAATAGAGCTGAGATTTTGGAGGCTGCCCGCGTCTGTGTCTGCGGTGAACGCGAACAGGACTACGGCAAGCCGGAGGACAATTTCTCTACTATCGGCCTTCTGTGGGGCGTCTACCTCCGCGCAGCTCACCCGGAGCTGGCAAAGGTGATGGGCGTCAACCGCATTGACGCAAAGGACGTGGCGGCTATGATGGCTCTGCTCAAGGTGGCCCGCATTGCCACCGGCTCAAGCCCTGACAGCTTCGTTGACCTTGCCGGTTACGCGGCCTGCGCCGGTGAGATTGCCACGAAGGAAAAGAGTGCAAAGCCGGACTTCATGCCGCAGATTTTGGGCCAATTTGTCAAGGAAAATCAGTGCGTCATGTGTGGTGCGGTCATTCCCGAAGGGCGGCAGGTCTGCCCAGACTGTGAGGCGGGCCGCTGGCCCATGAAAGCCACATGACGCCGCAGAAGGACTGGACGGGAAACAGCCGGTCCACTCACGCCGTTCTGGGCGCACGTCACTACGCCCAGAACGAACGTGAAAACAACGACTACTACGCGACGGAGCCGAAGGCGGCGCACCTTCTTATGGAGGTTGAGCAGTTTTCTCCTATGATTTGGGAATGCGCCTGCGGTGAAGGGCATCTTGCAAAGGAATTTGAGAAGGCCGGGTATCACGTCTATGCTACTGATCTGATTGATCGCGGCTACGGATACCAGCAGGACTTCCTGAAATGCGAAGCCCCCCCCGTTGCGGGATTTGACATTATCACAAACCCACCGTACTCAAAGGCTCAGGAATTCGTGGAACACGCGCTTGATATTTCTTCTGACGGCTGCAAGGTGGCTATGTTCCTCAAAATCCAATTCCTTGAGGGCAAGGCCCGCAGGGATCTTTTTGAGAAATACCCGCCTAAGACCGTCTATGTCAGCTCAAGCCGCCTGCGCTGTGCAATGAACGGCGATTTTGAAAAATATGCGAAATCAACCGCCATCTGCTATGCGTGGTATGTGTGGGTAAAAGGCTACACCGGCGACACGGTAATTAAATGGATCAACTAAGGAGGTGCAACAGTGGCGCGTTTCATTATTCGTGAAAAGGTATATGACACCGACAAAATGAAGCTCATAGGCCATGTGAAGAAATGGTATGAATTTCAGGGCTGGCTGAACAAGCAGGTGTTTGGTGACGGCATGGGCCGCATGAATGACTGTGAGCTATACCGCTCTGATAAGGGCAACTATCTTCTGGTACATAAAAATGACTGCGGAAGTACCACGGGTGAGGCCATTGAAAAAGCTGAGGCGAAAGGCCTTCTCATGCGCTACGACTACGACAGCTACGCTGAGCTTTTCGGTGAGCTGGAAGAGGCGTAACTATGGCCCGCGTTACAAATCACGCAGCGCGGAGAATGAAAGAACGCCTCGGCATTTCAAAGCGTATCTCAGAGAAGAACGTAGACAAGGCCCTGCAAATGGGTATCCGTCACAGTGATACAAGCGGCAGCTTGCACCGCTACATAACCGCCCTGTACTGGAAAAATAAGACGGCAAACAATGTGCGGATCTACTGCGATAACGTCTACATCTTTCACAGTGAAACGCTGATAACCGTTTTCCCGCTGCCTCAGAAGTACCGGAAAACTGCGGAACAGATCAGGAGGAAACTGCATGAAAATCCCGGAGAAAATCAAGATCGGCGGTAAGGTCTATACCGTAGAGATTACAAACAAGATGGACCTCGGTATCAACAACGTGTCCGCTGAAATCATCTACAGTGACCTTGTTATCCGCGTCAGCCCGCAGGCTCAGGGCAAAATGGAGGCTGACTTCCTCCATGAAGTCACTCACGGTATCCTTGAACATCTGGGCTACCAGGACCATGACGAAAAGCGCGTTGATGAGCTGGCGCAGGCCCTGTACATGGTAATTCAGGACAATCCTGAAATGTTTACCCCGGAAAAGGTAGGCAAGCATGAGAGTTAAACAGTTCAAAGGCAAGGTCTATGGTGCTGACCTGACCGCGAAAGAGCGTAAGGCAATGGAGCTGGAAATCAACCGGCAGATTGCAGAAGCTGACCGGCAGCATACCAACGATTTTGACGCTATGGTGCTGTACGTGCTGCATACTCATCTGGGCTTCGGCAAGAAGCGCCTGCGCCGCTTCTATTACGCCTTCAGCGCCGAACACGATAAACTGATTGAACACTACGAAATGCCCGACGGCGGCGCTTGGCTGGCCGATATGAAGCTGAAGGAGATCGGCGTTGACGTTGCGGCATGGAACAAGGAGAGCAAATGAATGTACACGTATCTGTGTTGTAGCAACTGCGGCAAACGCCGCCGATTGTCTAATAAGAGGGTGCAGTACACTGTGAACGCCGTCAAGCAGGGCTGGAACAGCTACGGTGCGGCGCTCTACTGCCCGGAGTGTTCCCGCACGTGGTACGACAGGAACACAAAGCCGCTGGCCGGTGAGAACAACACCTTCATGGTAATTATGAATCAGATACTGCGGGAGAAGGAGGTTACACGACGATGAGCTATGACGTGAGCTTCAAGGCGAAGCTGGAAGGTGTGGAACAGTGGGTGTACGTGGGTGCCGACTGGATCAATCACACTTCCAACACCGCCGCAATGATTAAGGAAGTCTGCGGCTCCTACCCGTCCGAATGGGACGGCAAGAAGTGTGCGGATATGTACCCGGTACTCGCTCAGGGTATTGAAACACTGCGGCAAAACCCGCAGCGCTTCAGACAGTTTGAGCCTGATAACAAATGGGGTACGGTGGAATCCACCATTGAATTCCTTATTAAGATTGCCGATAACTGCCGTGACTATCCTACCGCTGTCATTGAGGTAAGTTACTGAGGGAGGCCGCAGCTATGGCAAATCACAACCCACGCAGAAACAGTGAGGGCTATTCAGATCCTACGGCATATCTGGGCCTGAAGTCCATCATTGAAGAAGAAAACGCCCTTGAGCGGGAGGTAAACAATCTCATTAAGGTGCTGAAGTACATCATCAGAAACAGCGGCTTTGAGCTGGTAAGCTGCATTGAGATCCGCGACAAAAAGACAGGGAGGGTATTCAAATGACGGACGGTGAGAAAGCAATCATGGAGCAGGCCTTTGCCCACTACGGCAAGGAAATGCAGATTGTTGTCTGCATTGAAGAGCTGTCTGAGCTTATCAAGGAGCTGACAAAACACCTGCGCGGGAATCCTTCTCTTGCCGGTCTGACCGAAGAGGCCGCTGACGTGGGCATTGTGCTTGATGAAATCATGCTGATTTTCGGTATTCAGGCCGGTGTTGAAAGCATCCGACGGGAAAAGCTTAAGCGGCTGCTGTGCCGGATCGACAATGAAAAGCTACACGCGGAACAGGAGTAACCACTATGAAATACGACAGACAAATCATTATCTCCACCGGCAACAGCCGCCGTGATCTGATATGGAAGCAGACAACGCTGACCGTATCTGAGCTGTACACGCGCCTGTCTACGCCCGTCAGAGGCACAGAAACCCTGCAAGAGTACCTTCACATGAAGAAGGCGCAGCAGGACGACCTGAAGGACGTGGGCGGCTTTGTGGGCGGCTCTCTGAATGGGCAGCGCCGCAAGGCAAACAACATGGTAGGCCGTGACATTATCACCCTCGACTTTGATAACGTCCCCGGCTGGCAGACGGATCTTGTGGTAGAGAAAATGGACGCGCTGGATTGCAGCTACTGCATTTACTCCACCCGCAAGCATACGCCCGGTGCGCCCCGCCTGCGCGTTGTGGTGCCTTTTGACCGGACCGTAACGCCTGACGAATATGAGCCTTGCGCCCGCCGTGTGGCGGCCCATATCGGTATTGCAATGGCCGACCCGACCACCTTTGAAACGTGCCGCCTCATGTACTGGCCTTCCTGCTGCTCCGATAGTGAGTACGTCTACAAGGTCAAGGACGCCCCGCTGATCTCTGCGGACTTCCTGCTGGGTACATATGTTGACTGGCACAACTTCCTGAGCTGGCCGCAGGTCCCCAACGCCGTGAGCTATCAGAAGCTGGCAATGAAGCAGGGCGACCCCACGGAGAAAAACGGCGTCGTTGGTGCCTTCTGCCGGACCTATGACGTGCTGGCCGCTATGGACGCCTTCTTGCCGAAAATCTATGACCCCGTGGACGGCGACCCTGACCGCTTCACCTATCTGGGCGGCAGCACCACCGGCGGCGCTATCATCTACGACGGCGGCAAATTCCTTTACTCGCATCATGCCACTGACCCGTGCAGCGGCAGGCTGGTAAACGCCTTTGATTTGGTGCGGCTACACAAGTTCGGAGAAAAGGACGACAGCGCAGCGCCGGACACGCCGGTTGTCAAGCTGCCTTCCTACAAGGCTATGTGTGATCTGGCCGTGACCGACAAGGCCACCGTTGCCACCCTTAACCGGGAACAGCACGAACAGGCCATGAAGGAATTTGAGGGCATGGGCCGGGAGCCGGACCCCGACACCGACGATGAAGGCAAATGGGCTGAGCAGCTTCAGCGGACGCAGGACGGCAAGGTGAAAAGCACCATTGACAATGTGCTGATTATCCTTGACGGCGACCCACTCCTGAAGGGCAAGTTCGCGCTCAATCGGTTTGCCGGACGTGGTGAAGTGCTGGGCGCTCTCCCGTGGGAAAAGTCCACCGCCCGCCGCCTGTGGTCCGACACGGACAGCAACGGCCTGTACTGGTACATGGAACGCTTCTGGGGCATCACCTCACGTGGGAACATTGACAGCGCACTTGATATTCACGCCTCTGAACACGCCTTCAATGAGGTGCAGGACTTCATCAGCGGCCTTGCGTGGGACGGTGTTGCCCGTCTGGATACGCTCTTCATTGACTATCTGGGCGCGAAGGACACCGCCTACAACCGCGCTGTGTGCCGCAAGGCCTTTACCGCAGCAATCGCCCGCGCAATGGTCCCCGGCTGCAAGTTTGACAATATGCTGATACTCTCCGGCCCGCAGGGCATAGGCAAGAGTACCCTGCTGGATAAGATGAGCAAGGGATGGTTCAACGACAGTATCAGGACCTTTGAAGGGAAGGACGCCTCTGAGCTTTTGCAGGGTGTGTGGCTGGTGGAGGTATCTGAGCTTGACGCCTTCCGGCGCACGGACGTTGCCCGCATCAAGCAGTTTCTGTCCCTCCGTGCTGACCGCTACCGCGCCGCGTATGGCCGCCACGTCAAAGAGCTACCCCGCTGCTGTGTGTTCTTCGGCAGCACGAATACAACCGACTTCCTTCAGGATACCACCGGCAACCGGCGCTTCTGGCCCGTGGACGTGGGCGAACAGCCCCACAAGCTGACCGTGTGGAAGGACCTGACCGACGACGTTATCACGCAGCTCTGGGCCGAAGCAAAGGCCCGCTGGCAGTCCGGCGAACAGCTCTATCTGTCCGGCATGGTGAAAGAGGAAGCGAAGCTCAAGCAGGAGGAACACCGCGAAATCTCCGTGCGCGAAGGCCTCATTGAAGCCTTTGTGGAGAAGCAGGTACCGGCTGACTGGCAGAAGTGGCCGATTGACCGCAGGCGGGACTACTGGTGTGGAGCTACACGGACACCGGACGGACAGGAGCTTGAGCTTGTGGACCGTGACCGGATCTCTGCCGTGGAAGTTTGGTGCGAATTGTTCAACGGCAACATCAAGGATATGAAGCCCGCAGATACGCGGGAAATCAATGCGATACTGGCACGGCTGAAGGACTGGCGGCGCTCTGAAACAGTGATCCGCGTCGGCCCGTACAGCGTCCAGCGCGGCTTTGTTCGGCGGTAAAAAGACCTTGTAACATTCAACTGTTACAAGGCCCCGCTGACGGGCTGAAATGTCATAAGGTTTTGTAACATTGTAACGTCAATGTTACAAGGAATGTTACAGCCGAAACGCCTGAAAAATCAAGGTTTCTAAGGTTTTGTAACATTGTAACATAAAATTCCTATAGACCCCCTCCAATAAAGAGGCTATGAGGGATTTTCCGTCATAGCGCCTATGTGTACGAGCATTATAGGAAAATACCCCGAAAGTGTTACAAAGGAGGTTTTACGGGTGCTTGAGAGCGAAATAGAACGCAAATTCAAAGACCGTATCAAGAGCTTGAAGAACGGCGTTCTTTGTTTGAAACTTGTATGCCCCGGTTTCACCGGCGTTCCCGATAGACTGATACTGCTTCCCGGCGCTCACGTTATTTTCGTAGAGCTGAAGCAGCCGGGTAAAAAAGAACGCAAAAGGCAGCTTTACGTTCAAGGGCTGCTGCGGAAGCTGGGCTTTGAAGTCTTTTTTGCCGTGAACACTATTGAGCAGATAGAGGCAATCAGAATGAGGTGTAAGGAGGTGCTTGAGCTTGAAGGACTTTGTACCACATAACTATCAGGACTACTGCATTGACCGGATCTGTACAGACCCGGCAATCGGCCTTTTCTTAGATATGGGCCTCGGCAAGACGGCTATCACGCTGTCTGCAATCAAGCGCCTGAAGTATGAAATGTGGTGCGTTCAGAAGGTCCTTATCATAGCTCCGAAGAAGGTAGCTGAATCTACGTGGAGCAGAGAGGCGGCAAAGTGGAAACAGCTCAACGGCCTTCGCTTCTCTTTTGTCCTCGGTACGGCCTCGCAGCGCCTCCATGCTCTGGACGCCACCGCCGACATTTACATGATAAACCGGGAAAATACGCAGTGGCTTGTCAATCACTATGGCCGGGACTGGCCCTTTGATATGGTGGTGATCGACGAAAGCAGTAGCTTCAAGAATCATCAGGCAAAACGCTTCAAGGCTCTGAAGCTGGTACGGTCCCGGATTTCCCGCATTGTGGAGCTGACGGGTACGCCTACTTCACGCGGGCTTATGGATCTGTGGGCGCAAGTGTTTCTTCTGGACTGTGGTAAACGGCTGGGCCGCACAATCACTTCCTACCGGGACGCCTACTTTGTGCCGGACAAGCGCAGCCGCACAACGATCTTCAGCTATGCCCCGAAGATGGGCGCAGCGGATGAAATCTACAACCGCATTTCTGATATTTGCATCAGCATGAAGGCTGAGGACTATCTTGAGCTTCCTGAGCTGGTGTACAACGATATTCACGTTATGCTGGACCCCGCAGCACAAAAGGCCTATGACCGCCTTGAGCGGGACACGCTGCTTCAGGTGGACGACGAAACAGTTATCACTGCCGGGACCGCTGCCACGCTGCGCGGGAAGCTCTTGCAGCTCTGCAACGGCGCTGTGTACGACGAAGAAGAAAACGTCGTCACGGTGCATGACTGCAAGATTAAAGCCCTGCTGGAAACTGTGGAACAGCTCAACGGGCAACACGCCGTTATCTGTTATAATTTCCGGCATGATCTGGCCCGCTTGCAGGAGGCCTTGAAAGCTACACCTCTGCGCGTGGCCGTGTACGAAGGGAAAAAGCAAGAAGAGGAATGGAACGCCGGACAGATTGACCTGCTGCTTGTGCAACCGGCTTCTTGCGGGTACGGCCTGAATCTTCAGGAGGGCGGCCATCACATTATTTGGTTTGGACTGAATGACAGCCTTGAGCTGTACCAGCAGACCAACAAGCGCCTTCATCGGCAGGGGCAGCCCTTCCCGGTTATCGTGCATCACCTGCTTGTGCAGGGCGGCACGGATGAGGACGTTATAAAATCTCTAAGCGGTAAAGCAGACGTTCAGGACAGCTTGCTTGAGGCTCTAAAGGTCAGGATCAGAAACGCGAAGGAGGCAGCAGCATGACAAAGAAAGAACTATCTCAGCTTTACTGGCTGAATCGTGAAATAGAAATGGACACGGAGCGCCTACGGGAGCTTGAGGGTATGGCCTCGGCCCCGAAGGCCCAAAAGCTGGACGGTATGCCCCGCAGCCCCGGCTATGGTGACGCTCTGGCCCGCATGGTGGCTGAAATCGTGGACCTGAAAGCAATCATTGCCGCGAAGCAGCAGCAGTGTATCCATGAGCGCAGCCGCCTTGAACGGTACATAGCGGATATACCGGACAGCTTGACCCGGCAGATATTCAAGCTGCGCTTTATCAACGGCCTGACGTGGTATCAGGTGGCTATGCACATCGGCGGCGGGAATACAGAGGACAGTGTACGCATGGCCTGCAACCGGTATCTCGCAGCAGAAAAATAAAGCCTCTGTCCGTTTTGTTCGGTATGTTCGGGTAAAGCGTGATAGAATGTTAGCGTGGATTTTCAGACACGTGAGAGGCGGCGCAAGGCTCAGCCTCCGGCCTCGCTGCCCGTGCCTGAAAACCCCGTTTCATTTTTGAGAATAGGAGGCGCGGACGTTGATATACCGGCAGGGACGCAATTATGAAAATCTGAATAAAATGATTTATCGCGGTACGGGTAAATTCGACACGCCGTGCCTTGTTCCTGAAGTGTGCAATGCCGACAGTTTTATCGGCTTTAACTATGCGAAAAGCTGCAAGAACCCGCAGTACAAGGGCGTGCATTTCTTCATTGACGACTACCAATTTACGCGGCTGTGGACAAATCCGGACGCATACCTCGATATGTTGAGGGCGTTCAAGTGCGTTTTTACACCGGATTTCAGCACATACACCGATTTCCCGAAGGCAGTTCAAATCTGGAATCATTATCGCAAGCATTGGCTCGGTGCATATTGGCAGGGTAACGGAATCACCGTTATTCCGACGATCTCATGGAGCGACGAGAGCAGTTTTGACTGGTGCTTTGACGGTGAGCCTGTAGGCGGTGCTGTAGCGGTATCAAGCGTTGGTACGCAAATGAACGCAACCGCCCGCGCGCTGTTCCTCGCTGGCTACCGTGAAATGCTTGACCGCTTGAAGCCGTCAAAAATCCTCTTTTATGGCTTTATACCTGACGTCTGCAAGGTTGACAACGGCCCGGCGATTATTCCGCTTACGACGTTTCAGGATGATTTGAAAAAGCGCGTCAGAGCAAAGGGAGGTATCTAATGGGAGGCAGAGGTAGCAACAGCCGATTCAGCTGGAAGAATCAGCTCAAGAATCTGGCTAAAGAGGATAAAATGCCCAGCTTTTTAATTGGCCCGCGTGAGCAACAGGCGCAAATGCTTGAGGAGATCGACGAGCTTTATTCCGTGCCTGATACTTCAGGTATCCGTGTAATAGAGGGCGAAACGGATGTACGGGCGGTACTTAGAAACGGACAAACCATATTAAGCCGATACCCTTCAGGACAGCAGGCAAGCGAAGCAGAAAGGCGCGGCGCGTTGAAATTCCTTCTTTATAACCGTACGAAAAAGTAGTTGCCGCGCTATTAGGAAAGAGGCTTACAATGGGCGGCAGAGGATCTTCAAGCGGCTTTTCATTTGATAAGGATGGGAAGCCAAAGAATAAATATGGAACACAGTACCATACAATTCTTGAAAGCGGGAATATCAAGTTTGTAGAGAAAAACGATCGGCATTCAGAATCGTTGCTTGAAACGATGACTAAAGGCCGTGTTTATGTGCTTGTTGGCGGTAATGATGCTCTACAGGTTGTCTATTTCGATACTGAAAATAAGCGCAGGAAGACGATTGATCTTTCACATTTGCATAACGGCCAACAGCCACATGTTCACCACGGGTATTACCACAACGAAAACGACGGTTCAAAAGGCGCAACAAATCTGACGCCGAAAGAAAAACGAATGGTTGACAGAATCAGTAAGTTGTGGTATAATTATTTGAACAAGCGATAGTTTAAGCATGGGAGAATGCAGTATTACTGCGGTCCCCGTTCAAATCGGGGTGCTTGTTTGAGGGTGCAGAAATGCGCCCTTTTCATTTTCACATCAACCGTCACCGGATAAGCCGGTGGCGGTATTTTTATACCTAAAACGAGGCGGGATATATGCTCATAGAAAAATTCAAAGAAGAGTTTGCGCGTCTCAATGGCGTTTATGCTACTGAAAAAGTGGTACTGTTGCGTGAGCCGCTTGAGCTGTACAGTTTGGCTACAGGGGAAACAATGGAGCGGTTTAACAGCCTCGATGAAGCACTCTCATACAAGCTCGACGGCAAGACCATTGAACAGCTTGTCTCTAATTGGTCAGAGATCGTTTTCATACGTGACGGAGGCAGAGGCAGCAGCTCCGGTATGGAAACGTTCTCTTTCGGTCATGCAGGCGGCGGTGGTGGCCATGATACGCCTGATCTTCCTTCGCGTATGAATGTGCGGCTGAATGGCGCTTCTCGTTCTCCGGAAGATACGCTCCGTGCATTCCGTGAAGCTCATGTGAACGACAGCTACGAAAGCGGCGTTGCCGTTGACGAACACGGTTTTGTTACGCGCTATGTTCACGGCGGCGCTACAAGCGTGGGTATCAACGGGCGTAAGGGCGAAATGATTTATCACAATCATCCCGGTAAGATTGGCGGCAACTTCTCTGACAGCGATCTTATAAGCACGTCCATGAGCGCTGAACGCGGTATAGTGGCAAGCGGCAGAGAGGGTGATTACAAGTTCGTAAAAACCCACAAATTCAGAGCGTCGGAGTTTGTGAAAGCTGTTAAGAACGCGAGAATGCAGGGCAAGGACTACAACGACGCTGTTTCCCGTTGGCTAAAAGCTAACCAAAAAAAATACGGGTACAAATACAGCTTTAGCAAAGCATAAGGGGGGAAAATGCTATAAATCCACAAAGGAGGTGTGAAGCGTAAGCAGACCACAAGACAAGAACCTCATCCCTCTGACCGAACGCAGCGAAGCAGAGGCTCACGCTATCCGTTCTGCCGGCGGTAAAGCATCTCAAGCAACGCGGAAAAAGCGCACTGAGCAGCAGTATCTGTTGGGCAAGTACGCGCAGACCCCTATTCTGGACAAGCGTACAATCAAGAAGTTCGAGCGCATGGGCTTTGAGAGCGAGGAAATCAATCGCGCATTGGAGATTACCGACGCCATCATAAAGGGCGCGAAAGCTGGTGATCCTCGAATGATTGAAATCTATTTGCGGCTCACCGGTGAGGATAAGCCAGAAACAGTCGTTCGGGAAAACAATCTGCTTGAAGCTATCCAGAATGCCACAAAGGAGGACATGAACACGGATGATTTACCAGAACTTCAGCAAGCGGCAGCTTTTAACACTGACGTGGTGGAATAAGCCGCAGTTCATGGACTGTGACGGCATCATCTGTGACGGCTCTATCCGTTCCGGCAAGACCGTTTCCATGACGGACGGCTTTATCCTGTGGAGCATGAGCCGCTTCAACGGTCAGAACTTCGCTATCTGCGGCAAAACGATTGAATCGCTACGCCGCAACGTCATAACCCTCATGCCGCAATGGCTTGAGGGCATTTTCTCAATCACTGAACGCCGTAGTGAAAACAAGCTGATTATCACGTCTGGCGGCGTGACCAACAGCTACTATATGTTCGGCGGCAAGGACGAATCAAGTTACACACTGGTACAGGGTATTACGCTGGCGGGCGTGCTGTTTGACGAAGTGGCCCTTATGCCTCGCTCGTTTGTCGAACAGGCTATGGCCCGTTGCAGCGTGGCCGGTTCTAAGTTCTGGTTCAATTGCAACCCCGAAAACCCCGGTCACTGGTTCTATGTGGAGTGGATCAAGAAGGCGCAGGACAGAAATATTCTGTACCTTCACTTCACAATGGGTGACAACTTGAGCCTTGCACCTGAAATCAAAGCCCGTTATGAGGGTATGTATACCGGTATTTTCTACCGCCGCTATATTCTTGGTCTATGGGTTAAGGCCGAGGGCCTTGTCTACCCCATGTTCGACCGCTCGGCGCATATCGTCCCGAAGGTCCCGGCGGTCAACCCACGGCACCGCTATTATGTGTCCGTGGACTACGGCACCGTCAACCCGTTTGCCGCTGGCCTGTATGACTTCAGCCCCGCCGAACAGAAGGCGGTCATGGTGAAGGAGCTGTATTACAAGGGCGGCAGCAATAACCGTGTTGACAATGAAGCCTATTATAAAATGCTCTGCAATCTGATAGGTGATTATCCGATTCAGTACATCATCATTGACCCGTCTGCGTCGTCCATGATTGAAACAATCCAGAAATACAGCAAATACATGGTCGTAAAGGCTGACAATGACGTTCTCAACGGCATTCAGGACGTGACAAAGTTTCTGAATGCCGGATGCTTGTATTTCCACAAAAGCTGTAAGAGCACGTTCGAGGAGTTTGAAACCTACTCATGGGACGAGAAAAAGAACGAAGATGCAGTTATCAAAGAAAATGACCACAGCATGGATCAGCTCAGATACTTTTGCCGCACGGCGCTACAGAATGAGTTGAAATGGATAGTTTAAGGCGGTGATGGGAATGAACTTTTTTACACACCTGCTAAGGAGGATCAGGATGCTATTTATTCATAGCGGGACCGATATTGCGAAAGCATTTGGCGTTGAACTCATTTCCTCGCCGGAAATATCCAGCGCTCTTACAAACTGGGCCCGCATTTCTACCGGCAAGCCGCCTTGGCTGAACGCCGAGGATGAAATCGGGACTATCAACATGGCAAAGCATATCAGCGACACCCGCGCAAAGCTGGTGACGCTGGACATTGGTGTTGCTATTTCCGGCTCGTCCCGTGCCGACTACTTGCAGGGGCTGGCTGACGACCTGCTCAAGCGCTTGCCCGACCGTGTGTCGGAGGCTGAGCGGCTTGGCGGAATCATGCTCAAATGGAATGGTGAAGCGTGGGATTTCATCCTGCCGGGCAACTTCGGCATCACGGCAAAGAATGACAACGGCGAAATTCTTGGTGCGATCTTCGCGGCGCACACCACGCAAGGCAGCCGCCATTTCACTCGGCTTGAATATCATCGCTTCGAGGGAAGCACCGCAGAGGGCGGCAAGCTCTACAAGATCACAAACAAGGCGTTTGAAAACCGGATCGGCACGGGGGGCGAAGTCACCCTCGGTGATGAGGTGGCGCTTGACAAGGTTAACGCATGGGCGCATCTGACCCCCGAAGTTACCATTACCAACCTTGAAACGCCGCTGTTCGGATACTATCGCGTTCCCGGCGCGAACACCATTGATTCGTCGTCCCCATTGGGACTTTCCGTATTTGCAAACGCCCTGCCCGAGCTGAAGGCGATTGATATAGCTATCAGCAGAAAAAATGCTGAGATTGCTGACAGCAAGCATATAACGTTTGTTGGACAGCAGCTTATACAGAATGCGCAAAACCGCAAAATAGAGTTGCCGAGATTTGTTAAGGGCCTCGGCATGGGACTAAATGACAGCGAGGTATCGGCGATACATGAGCACGTACCGACTCTACTTACCGATCAGCGAATAAAGGACATCAATTTTAATTTGTCCATGGCGGGTGTCAAATGCGGCTTTTCCGAAGGCGTGTTTGTGCTGGACGGTCAGACCGGCATGATTACCGCAACGCAGGTCGAAGCCGACGACCGTGACACCATCCAGACGATTAAGACCGACCGTGATGCGCTTAAGGACGCTATCACACAGGCGCTGGCTGGTGCTGATGCATTGGTCACGCTCTACAATCTCGCGCCGCTGGGCGAATATGAGGTCAATTTCAACTTCGGAGACGTGACCTACAACTACGAGGAGGACAAAGCCTCGTGGCGCGCCTACGTTATGCAGGGCTGGGTCCCGAAGTGGATGTACTTCGTAAAGTTCGAAGGCATGAGCGAGGAAGAAGCGAAGGCAATGACCGCAGAGGTCGACGCCGCGCAGATCGAGAAAGCCCAGCTTTTCGGCGCAGAATAGGAGGCGGCATAAATGCTGACCCCCCAGCAGATTCTGGACATCATCGAAACCCTGTACCCGCAAATCGACGAGCTAAACGTGTGGATCACCAGCGACCTTATCCGGCGTGTTATGGCACGGTTAGGACGCGGCGAGGGCGTTTTTCTCACTGCCTCGGATGAATGGCAGCTTGAGGTTTATCAGGCCGCAGGCGGCCATCTGGACGCTGTACAGCAGGAAATCAAGCGCTGGACAAAGGCAACGGATGCAGAGATCAAGCGCATCTTCGAGGACGCCGGTATCAAAGCTCTTGCCTACGACAGCAATTTCTACATCGAACACGGGCTTGCGGGCATTGAGCTTGCACAGGCTGAGAGCATGATCCGGCTGCTTGAGGACACCTACCAGCGCACGGCGGGCACCGTCCATAACTTCACCCGCACGACCGCGCACGCGAGCCAACAGCAGCTGCTGAAAGCTCTGGACACCGCGCATTTCAAGGTAGCATCCGGCGCGACATCGTACACGCAGGCCGTACAGGAGGCCGTCAGCAGCATTGTTGACACGCAAACGCAGGTCATCTATCCCACCGGGCACGTTGACACCATCGAAACCGCTGTCATGCGGGCTGTTCGTACCGGCGTCGCGCAGGCGTCCGGCAACATGGCCGTTCAGGGTATGGAGGAGCGCGACTGGGACATTGTGCTTGTGTCGGCGCATCTCGGCGCACGCTACGGCGACGGCGGCCAAAACCCCGGAAACCACTTCTGGTGGCAGGGCAAATTCTATAGCCGGACGGGTCGAACGCCTGACCTGCCGCTTTTCGTGGAATCCACAGGGTACGGCACCGGCGAGGGCTTGTGCGGTTGGAACTGCCGCCACAGCTTCGGCCCCGGCGACCTGCGGCACAATCCATACGCACAGTTCGACGCGGATGAGAACAAGAAAGCCTTTGACCTCAGCCAGAAGCAGCGCGGGAAGGAATCACGCATCCGGCGCACGAAAACAAAGCTGGTCGGCCTTCGCACAGCCATTGGGGCGGCGGAGGACGCGGGAGTGAAAGCTACACTCGAAGCGCAGTACACACGGACGGCTAAGCTGCTGGAAAAGCAGAATTTGGACTACAACCAGTTCTGCGAGGACAACGGTTTGAAGCGACTCTCTGACCGCATCCAGATCGCAAAATGGACGCGGGAGGACGCACGGAAATCCATTGCCGCCGCCCGCAGCGAGTGAATAATCGCAAAGCAGAGCATTACAGCACCATTCCGGCGCTGTGAGGCTCTGCTTTTCTATGCCCCTTCCAGTATCGCCGGTGCAACTCCGGCAGGGGTACAAAATTGGACTATCGGCGGTCCTAACAATGCCGAAAACGGCCAGACGCTGCAACGTCTTAAATATCTGCTATTGCCGTTATACAGGAGGTTATATGAAAACCGAAGAACTGACCGCACTGGGGCTGAATGAAGATCAGGTCAAGCAGGTGTTCGCGCTCAACGGGAAAGATGTTGAGGCCGCGAAGACTGCCAAGGACAAGACCATTGCAGACCTCACGGCAGAGCGCGACGGTCTGAAAACCCGCCTCGATACTGCCGAAACCACGCTGAAGAAGTTTGAGGGCATCGACCCGCAGCAGATTCAGCAGGAAATCCAGACCTACAAGACGCAGGCTGAGGACGCGGAGAAGAAATTCGCCCGCGAGATCACGCAGCGCGATCAGAAGGACTGGATCACCAAGAAGCTGGACGAGTACGGCGTCACTTCTCCCTTTGCCCGCACGGCTCTTGTGTCCGAGTGTATGTCTCCGGACGTCGGTCTGACGTGGAAGGACGGCGCATTTTTCGGCTTTGACGACTTTATGAAGGCCGCCAAGCAGAAAGACGCTGGTCTGTATCAGACCGCCGAGGAAAAGGAAGCCGCAGAAAAAGCGGCAAGGCAGAAGGAAAAAGCACCTGCTTTCACGGGGCCCCTGGGCAGCTCCGGCTCCAATACCGAAAAATACAACCCGCCCAAAATTTTCTGATAAGACTAATTAAGAAGGAGTACGAAATATGCCTCGCATTAATGCACTGAACATTCTGCTGGAAAGCGATGGTAAGGATTACCTTGCCGAGCTGTACGGCAAAACCGTTGAGGGCGTCCAGAAGGCGCTGATCTCCGGCTCCATGAAGAACATGGACCTGTCCGGTGATCCTGTTTCCGGCACTGTCGAAGCCAAGCGCTTCGTCAACGCCACCCCCAAAAACTACGGCACCGCGCGTACCGCAGGCAAGGGCGACGCCGTGAAGGCAAAGCCCGTCACTGTCGCCATCGACACCGACCGCGAGATCATCGAGGAGCTGGAACAGAAGGACGTCCGCCTGTACGGCGTTGACGGCGTTCTGGACCGTCGTTCCGCAAACCACATCCTGCGTATGGCTGCCGAGCTGGACAATGCGTTCTTCGCCGCTGCTGCCGGTAAGGCCACTGTGCTGAACCTGTCCGCCTACAAGACCATCTCTGACGAGCTGGAAGCCATCATTCAGGAGTGCGAAACCACCCAGAACGACTTCGTGGACGGCGTGCCTCGCTCCATGATGCACCTCGTTCTGTCCCCGAAGTATTACGGCATGATCCGTAACGACCTCGACAAGCAGACCAACAACGCGAATGTGAACACCGCCGCCGAGGAATTCCTTGTGTGGCACGGCATCCGCGCGTACAGCTGCGTCCACCTTCCCGCTGGCTGCAACTACCTGCTTATGGTCGAGGGCGCTGTCGCTCAGCCCATCATGGCCGACCAGTATACCGCCGAGAAGATCCCTCTCTCCAATGCCTACGGCGTCGAGCTGTTCTACCACTACGGCACTACCGTTGTCATGCCTGACCTGATCTTCAAGCCCGGCGTGTTCACCAAGGCGACCGCCTACGCTGCCGGTACTCAGTATTACACCGAGGCCAACGGTGTGTACACTGCTGTCTCCATCACGGAGTTCGCTTCCGGAACCACCTACTATACCATGGCCTGATGCAAGGAGGACATTATGCTGTTTCGCAACCTGAAATCCGGCAACATCGTAGCGGCCACCGACGAAACCAGCATTGAGCTGATGCAGAGGTCAGCCATCTATGAAGCCGTAGAAATCGCCCCTGCACCCGTAAAAACGGAAGGCAAGCGCCGGAAGAAGCCTGCTGAGTCCGAGCCGGACGCTGCCGCCGAGGCGCGGGAAGACTGAGAGGGCGTTGATATGGCGTATGTGGACTGCGTTTTTTACAGTGTTGACTACCATGGTGACATATTGCCGGAGAGCACGGCAGGTGCGTGGCTTGACAGGGCGAGTGATGCCATGGACAGTATCACCCATGGACGGTTGGTGTCAGCATTTCCTATCGTGGGAGCCCACGCCGCAAAAGTCAAAAAGGCCGTTTGTGCCGTTGCCGAAGCTCTTTACTGGATAGACGTTCAGCGGAGAGCATCCTCCGCGCATATAGCGGAAGACGGGAGTTATCGCGGGGCTGTCGCGTCCGTTTCATCCGGGCGGGAGTCCGTCTCATACTCGGCGGGCGATTCTGTTTACGCTGCCGCCGCGACAAGCGCAGAGGCACAAACGGCTCTGATTGGCAGCATTGCCGCACAGTATCTGGCAAATATTCCGGATGCAAACGGCGTCAATCTGTTGTATGCGGGAGGTGATTGCTTTGTATTGTGACACAATAACGGTCTTTAATTACCACGCCGCAACCGGATGCTGGTTTCCGTCCGTCATCTTCGGCGCTGATCTGCTGGCCACAAAAGCCAACAGCGCGACAACTGCGGGAGGCAACAACGCCGATGCTGTGGACATCATCATCCATTGCACGGCGGACAAGCGCGTTCCCACCGGCGCGGGAATGAAAAGCTACACGGGGGCGAAGGAATATGCTCGCTGCGACAATCCGACGCGGCACATCACCTTCGCCCCGGAGTGCGATTTCATTTTTGCAGGTGCATGGTCCGACACCGAGCCGCTGACCGACGACGACTACGATGAGGGACTGTACCACACCCTGAATGCAGAGCGTGACGGTATCTATCTGATAAGCTCTGCGAGCTTTTACGGTCTTCTCCCTCACTTCGAGATCGGAGGGCGGTAAAATGTCTGACCTCCCGAAAATCTCCTACTCTGACGGCGGCGTACACGTCACTGTTGACCTGCGCGCACTGGATCAGCGTATGCGCGAGGCGCAGCAATGGCTGGGCGACCGCGTGCTTGAGGACTGCAAAGCCTGTATGCCGCTGCTGACAGGCAGCTTGCAGCAGCGCTCCCACACGGAGGACGACGGAAAAAAGGTCATCTTTCCCGGTCCGTATGCGCGCTACCAGTACGGCGGTAAGGTCATGGTGGATTCCGTAACCGGCAAAGGCCCCCGCAAAATTCCTACAGGTCCCGGTGAATACATCCTGCGTTTCCGCAAGGGCGCGAAGCTCGTTGCCACCGACAGGCCGCTGAAATACTCCAACCCGCAGGCCATTCCTCAATGGTTTGAACACGCCAAACGGCAGAACAAGCAATCCTGGATCGACGGCGTGAAGGAAATACTTGGAGGTGAATAACCGTGCCGTCAAAAACGGTAATTGACATTGACGGCTCCGAAGCCGTCAGCAAAATCCTTCTCGACCTGCTGAACATGTATCCCGGTCTGACTGTCGGCAATAAATCTATCCTGTTCTCCACGCTCTCAGACGCTTCCGGGATTGGATTCTTTCCGATTTTCGGCGCAGCATTGCTGAGCAGCACGGAAGACGTCACAGGACACGTCACGCAGGTCTGCCAATACCCGTTCAATGTGATCTACCGCGCCGCTCCTAAGTCTGAAATCCAGCGCATCCGCATCAAGGAATATCTTGACGCGCTGGGCAAGTGGCTTGAGCGGCAGCCGGTCATGCTGAACGGAAAGAGCCACCAGCTCGACGCATACCCCGCCATATCGGCGGG